ATTTAGCAGCTCTAAACATAAAATATTCTCATAATGGCCATTATTAGATATACAAAAGAGGAAAACATTAGATATGCTTATTTAAACATTTTCCCTGATCAATTTAAAACAAAAAAGCAAAAGAAAGATGATAGTTGGGTAAAAAATACCATGGACTATTTTTCTAACAAAGCTTATGCAGAATACATTAGAAATAGAGATACATTTGTACCTAACTATGACTTAATGAAAGGTATTCTAAGAAAAGAAGACTTTGCTATAGATGAGCCTGAGGTTAAAAGTTTTACAGATATGTTAGAGAAAGATATAGGTCTTCCTGGATATGTAAAACATTATTCAATTGTTACAACACCAGTTAATGAACTTGTTGGTGAAATAAGCAAAAGACCTGACTCTTATAGAGTGAAAGCTTTTGATGATGATAGTAAAGCTCAAGAGTTACAGTTTAAAACTGATACATTAAAAGCTTATGTAATCAATCAAGTTAAGCAACAAGTAATGGCTCAAGCAGCTATGTCTGGTGAAGAAATATCAATGGAAGATGTAGAAGCTATTACAATGGAGCAAGTAAAAGACGAACTTGATTCATATACATCTGTTGCAGAAAAATGGGCAAATCATACACTTACTTGTAACAAAGCAGATTTTCATATAAAAGAAAAAAGTGAAGATGCCTTTAGAGATTTACTTATATCTGCTAGAGAGTTTTATCATATCTATGAGGATAACTCTAAAGTAGGTTTTAACATAGAAGTAGCTAATCCAAAAAATACTTGGTTCTTAACTACACCAGATAAAAAATATATATCTGATCCATCAGGAAGAAGTAATGGAGCATATGCTGCTGGTACTGTTGAGGTTATGGAGATATCAGAAATAATAGAAGCTTTTCCAGATTTGACTAAAGATGAAATAGATCACTTAAGAAGCTCTATACAAGATTATGGTTTAATTAATGTAAGAGAATCTAACCTTGGAAATCCTAATGTTACACCTGGAGAAGACTCTGTAGTATATGATACATATGATCCATTAGTGTTACAAACACGAATGATTATAGAAAGTGAAATGAAGGAGAACAATGATGGTCTTCGTGACTTTCTAGGACTTACAAGTAACGTATCTTCATTTGGATATAAATATGTAGTTTTAAGAAGTTATTGGGTTTCTAAAAAGAAAATAGGTAAAGTTATTTATGAAGATGAAATGGGTAACGAGCAATCTGCTTTAGTTACTGAAGACTATAAGTCAGGAGATATGCCTACACAGTTATCTTTAGAGTGGGGATGGATTAACGAATGGTATCAAGGAACTAAAATTGGTCCAGATATTTACCATGTTAAGCCTTATAAACTATTAGATTATTGTCCAATTATAGGTACAGTGTATGAACAAAAGAATACAGAGGCAAGATCTTTAGTAGATCTAATGAAACCTTTTCAAACTATATATAATGTTTGCATGAACCAATTGTATAAACTTCTAGAAAAAGAAGTTGGTAAGGTGCAATTGATGTCACTTAGACATATACCAGTTCCTAAAGATGGTGATGCACAAGATGCATTAGATATGTGGGAAATGGAAGCTAGAGAACGTGGTGTTGTATTTATTGATGATAGTCCAGAGAATTTAAAAGCACCAAGTAGCTTTAATCAATTTACATCTTTAGATCTTACACGTACACAAGAAATACAATCTCGATATAACTTAGCTCAACAAATGAAAATAGAATGTTGGGAACTAATAGGTATGTCTAGACAGCGTATGGGCTCTATAGCTGCATCAGAAACAGCTACAGGTACAAATACTGCTATGCAACAGAGTTACTCTCAGACAGAGCCTCTATTTGTTGCACACGAGTATGTAACAGGTCAGTTGTATCAGGCAATAATAGATGCTTCTCAATATGTACAAAGTGCTAAACCTCAATCTACACTTTCTTACATAACGTCAGAAGGAGAGTCTGCATTTGTACAGGTTAATGGAAATGAATTAAAACTTCGTGATTTAAAAGTGTTTCCAACAAATAGACCAGAAGATACTCAAATGTTTAATGAGCTTAGACAGCTGTCTCAAGCACTTATTCAAAATGGTGGAAGTCTATATGACATTATTGAACTTTATAGTACTAAGTCTATGAGAGAGATGAAGAAAACTTTTAAGGACTTAAGAGACCAGCAATTGCAACAACAACAAGTAGCTCAACAACAGCAACAAGCTCAACTGGAGCAACAAGGTAAAATTGCTGAAGGTCAAATGCAACAAGCACAACAAATGAGTGCTCAGAAAACTGCTAATGAAAATTATCAGAATGAACTTGATCGTGTAAATAAGAAAGAGATTGCTATAATAAATGCAATGTCTAAAGAAGGCACAGCAACTCAAGATTTAGATAATTCTGGTAGCCCAGACTCGTTAGAGATAGAAAGATTATCAATGCAACAGTCTACTGCTAGAAAAAATTATGATAGTAAGATGGCTGACATAAATTCTAAAAATAGTTTAGCTCAACAAAAATTACAGATTGAAAGAGAGAAAATATCACTAGCTAGAGATAACCAAGCAAACGATTTAGCTGTTGCTAAAATGAATGCAAAAGGAAGAAAAAAATAACTAACCCAGTTAGTTGCTAAAAAAGTTAATGCTATATTATGCATAAATATTTTACAAAAAAGTAAAATATCCTTTGTAGATACATAGTGTTATTCTAATTTTATTCAAATAAACCAATTTTTAATAAAATATAACTACATATGTCTGACAAGAGTAATCCTTTTGGTATACAAAATACTATGGAAACAGGAGCAGGTGATGCTCAACTGTTGAATGATTTAATGGCTCCAGAAACTGCTTCAGGTGATCCTGAAGACGTTACACCTATAGTAAATGAAATAGAAAGTCCAAAAGAAGAAACAAACGATGATCCTCTAAGAGGAAAAGATATCACACCTCCTAAAAGTGTAGATGGTAAAACTGATGAAGAAAAACAATCAGGAGAATCATTAATCGCTGATTTTTTAACTGATAGTGAAGAAGATGATGAGGAAGATGATGAGGAAGTAGATTCTTCAAGCAATGCTTTAAATGAAGCTAGTGAGAATTTAGATGAATCTAGTGATGGTGATGATGAAGAAGAAGGTGATAATAAATTTACTGCTTTATCAAATGATCTATTTAACTTAGGAGTATTTAATAAAGGAGAAGATGAAGAAGTTTCCATTAATACACCAGAAGAGTTTCTAGAAAGATTTAATGCTGAGAAGAAGAAAGGGGCTACAGAATTAGTTCAAAACTTCATTGGTCAATTTGGAGAAGATTACCAAAATGCATTTGATTCTATTTTTGTAAAAGGTGTAGATCCTAAAGAGTATTTTGGAGCATATAATAATGTTGTAAATTTCTCAGAAATGGATTTATCTAAGGAGAATAACCAAGTTTCAATAATGAAACAAGCATTAGCTGATCAAGGGTTTGAACCAGAAGACATAAGTAAAGAAATTGAAAGATTGCAGAATTACGGTGATTTAGACACTGTTGCTACAAGACATCATAAAGTATTAGTAAAGAAAGAAGCTAAAAAGCTTCAAAAACTAGATAACGAAGCTGCAGAGGTTCAAGAGCAAAAAACTCATATAAAGAATCAATACATACAAAATGTTCAGTCTATATTATCAAATAAGCTAGAAGAAAAAGAATTTGATGGGATACCAATTAATTCTAATTTAGCAAACGAACTACAAGATTTCCTATTAGTGGATAAGTGGAAAACTCCTGCTGGAGAAAACCTTACTGATTTTGATCGTGCTATTTTAGATTTAAAAAGACCTGAAAATCATGAAATGAAAGTAAAAGTTGGACTTTTGATGAAAGTTTTAGAAAAAGATCCTACGTTATCTACCATACAAAGAAAGGGTGCCTCTAAACAGGCAAACAAATTATTTGGGGAAGTCGCTAGACAAGTTACAAAAAGTAAAAGTAACAAGTCAAATAAAAAAGGATCTAAAACCCCATCGTGGTTTTTATAATAATCAGTAATAATAATTAATAAACGAATAACATGTCAAACGTTCAAACTATACCAGGATTAACTGGTTTTACTTATGCGAGAGTTGCGTCCATGGATAAGCGTGCTGTAGGGAAACTGACAGATGCAAATCACTTGGAAAGCTTCCACTCAACAGAGCCTGCAGATTATGATAAGAAAATTATCAGCCTGTATACTCAATCATCATTGTATAGCAATGATTTCTTAGATATGATTAATAAGAGCACACCGTACTTCATTGATACGAATAGTGACTCTTGGAAATGGGACATTGCTGTACCATACAAATTTCCAAAAATCATTGATATTCCAGCAACTACATCTGACCTAGCTAAGCCAGGTATTGATGGTCAAGAATTTAAACTTGTACTAGATACAAATGAATTTTCTAAAAATGCTATCATTTCTGTAGGAACACGTCAATATGGACCACGTCTATATGTGATAAAAGATCCACAGCCTTGGAATGCTGGTTGGCTATATTCATTTACATTAGTAAGTGATAACCCAACAGTAGACTTTATGTCATCTACATTCTTACAACCAGGTGTTGAACTAGAATTGATTGATGCTGCAATTGGAGAGTTTGATCAAGATTTATTAGGTCTTCCTAGATTAGGTGAGAAAATAACAATGTTTGAATCATTAGGTTCAGGATATGGTTATGAGCACAAAATTACAGAATGGGCTGATGATAAAATGTTGAGAGACAATTCAGGTAAAGCACTAGACATTTTAGTATATGCTCCACAAAGACGTAACCAGTTACCACTAACTCGTAATGATGTTAAATGGGAACCTTTCGTTGAGTTCTGGATGCGTAAGTCTATGATTGAATTAAAAGTTAAGCGTATGATCTGGGCTAAGCCTGGTACCGTTAAGACTAATGGTTCTAGACAAGAGTTAAAACGTACGTCTGCTGGTGTATATCACAGAATGCGTAATAACGGTAACCTAGTACAATATAACCGTGGAGAATTTTCTGCTAACTTAATACGTTCAGTATTTGGAGATTTATTCTACAGACGAGTGGATGTTAAAGATAGACGAGTTAAAATGTATACTAATGAAGCTGGATTCGATGTATTCCAACAAGCTTTAAAAGATGATGCATTAAATTCTGGATTAACTTTCATGGCAGATTCTGGAAACAGATATCTACAAGGAGAAGGACAGTCAATCACTTACAACTTTGCATTTGATGCGATGGTAACTCGTGAGACTGGACGTGTAGAACTTGTACACTTGAAAGAGTTAGATTTACCACAAACTAACTTAGAATTTGGACAAAACAAGAAGTCTACTCCTGTATTTATGGTATTTGATGTATCTCCTGAATCTGATGGTTCAATGATCAACAATATCCGTGAGGTACGTATGAAGGGTGCACCTTCTATGACTTGGGGTTATATTGATGGAACTCGTCATCACTTAGGATTTGCAAAATCTCAAGGAATGAGCTCTGCTAATAAATTCCCAGGATACGAAATCTGGATGAAAGATCGTTGCGATGTTTTCATTGAAGATTTATCAAGAACTGTGTTGATCGAAGAGATTCCACAATTCTAATAAACGTAATAGTAAATATTACAGAGAAGCTCCTTCCTCACACACCCTGTCCCTCCTTAGAGGGAGGATGCTTTCTCATAAAATACCAGAGTGTCGGACTAGATCCTATCTGTTTAATCAGGACACTCTACAAGAATAAACCAAACATTAATTAAACTACATTATGGGTAAAATAGGAAAAGTCTCTACAATAAAGAGAGAGTACAATAGTTCTCAGTTACAAACTATGGATAGCGGACTTGCTAACCAAGGATTAAGTAGAATCCCTGGAACAGGAGTTTTTAAGTATCCTTATAAAGAACTTGATGGAAAGTATAGAACAGGATTAGATCCTACAGCTTCTTACATTAAACGTATTCAAGATCCAACAGAAAGAGAACTTGAGGTAGAAAGAGTTACAGAACTTAAAGATAAACTCCAAGATTCAATTGGGGACATTGATTTAGGACCAAGAGCAGCTTTCTGGAACTACGGTAAATCAACTGGTACAAACGATGACTTGCACGTTAAACCTGTTAAACTGTTAGACGGTGATAACTTGTTCGACTTAAATCAAACTTTTCAAGAACTAGCATTTGCATGGTTAAGAGTTCATCCAACTATTGCATCTAGTTATCAAGCTTGGGAGCGAGGAGAGTTTCCAGCAGATACACAGTATTATATAGTAGATGATGAGATAGAAACTGCACTTGTTTACAAGAAAAAGCAACTTATCAATAGAGCTATCATTAGCTTTGATACTATGAGTATTGCGAAGAAAAGAAAAGTTGCAAGACTTTTAGGACTTCCTATTAGCAGTGACACGAAAGAAGAAACTGTTTATAATCAAGTAGATACCTTGTTAAAGCAAGCAGAAGTTAAATCTGGTAATTTTAAAGGATTAAATCCTGTAGAAGTATTTAACAGATTTTCTAACATGAAAGATGATTTACTCCATATTAAGGATTTAGTTAAACAAGCTATCCAACATTCAATTTATAGAATTAAGCCAAGTGGTGTAGTTTATGAAGGAGAATATGAGATAGCAAAAGAAGAAGAAGAATTAGTAAAGTTTTTAATTGACGAAGATAACCAAGATGAGTTATTAGTGTTAGAAGGAAAACTTAAATCTAAAAAACTAGCTGCTGTATAGTATCTAGTTTTAATAAAAAAAGTTAGGTATGATATCTGTAGATAGTTTATTATATAAAATAGATCAAAGGTTAAATAAACTATCGACTAATGAACATCAACAGATTCAATTGGAGGATAAAATCTTAGCTTTGAATGAAGCTCAGATTAAGTTGATAAAACAAAAAGTTGATGGTTTTTCAGTCCCAACTAAATTGGGAATGGATTCTTTTAAAAAGAGATATGAAGATTTACAAAATTTAATTGTAGAATATAATAATCAACCTTTAGTTCTTACTGAAACTAACCCAGCAATAAATCAATGGGATGCTGACACAACAGTATTAGATCCCGAGTATTTATTTTATGTAGATAGTTATATTATAGCAGACAAAGGTAAATGTAAAGATAGGATTCTTTGGATTAATGAAGACCTTAGTAAGCATGGAGATTTATCAATATTATTAAATAATGATAATTATAAACCAAGTTTTGAGTATCAAGAAACTCTAAATGCTGTTAGTTCAGACTCAATGAGTGTATATACAGATGGTACGTTTACACCTAAGACTGTTAACATAATGTATCTTAGATATCCTGTATACATTAATAAAGAGGGTTACATTCAATTTGATGGTACCCCTTCAGTAAATGCAGACTCTGAACTAAATGATTACTTAGAAGATGAACTTTTAGATTTAACAGTTCAGAACCTAGCAATGTATACTGAAAATAGTGCTGCTGTACAAAGCGCACAGTTCAGAATACAAACAAACGAATAATTAATAACCCCTTAAATATATAATAAAATGGCGGATTTTTCATTGACTACATTATTTGTAGTCCCAGTAGGGCAGACAGCTCTCCCTAGCACTGGATCAACACAAGACTTGACAGCTGGTCAAGTAGGATTTTTTAACCAAGATTATGCAACAATAGGATCTGCTCAAGATCTAGGAGATGGCGCATACTTCTATGTTGCACAAGGTAGATCAAATACTTATCTTCAAGGATCTAAAAGATCTGATAAGATTTCTCTAAAGGCACAAGGTCCAGCAGCAACTTTTACTAACAGAAACGTAAACAACGTTAGTGAACTTTATTCTGTAAAAGGTTGTGCAACAGCACTTAACCAAATTACTGAAGTAGATGGATGGAATGTACAATGTGGTGAAGTAGTAACTTTAACGTTACGAGGTCACTCATCTTACATTGATACTCTTTACTTTAACGGATTCACACGTTCGGTAACTGTAAATGCACCATGTTGTGACTGTGGAGGTGATCCATGTCTAGATGTTGATGTACCAGCATTAATTGATCAATTTATTGCAAAATTAGAACAACAAGCTCCAGGTAACAATCCTGATAACATTAGCTTTAATTCTTTCTATACATTTGCAAGATCAGGTAATGATGCAGCTGCAAAATTAGTAATTACAGGTAAGGCTTTAACAAAATATGGTCAACCATGTGATGTAGCAGCTGACCCATTTGAATTTGATAAATTACGTTTTCATGCATTTGTTTATGCTGGACCTGCAACAACTGCAGATTTTATCGTAGCAGACAATTGTGATATCGTAGCAGTTGCTACAGATGTTCAACAGTCTTCTTATCCAAGAGGTACTTCAGCAGAAATAGCTCAATTAGAAAAGAACTATTACAGTTACCAAGCAGGTTACTTAAAGTCTTTACTAAGAATGGGTGGATTTAATCAAAACTTTGAATCTCATGTAACACCAGGTATTGTTTATGATACAATTACAATTAGATTTAATGAATTTGATAAAGCTGCTTACCAGTGGGGAGACTATATCATGGAAGATTCAACTGTAATCATTGCGATTCCTCAAAGTGTATTTTCTGCAGGTATAATTAGTGATCTATCTGCTGAGTTTAGTATTACTGAATATGGTGCTGTTTGTCCAACTACTACTAGCACTACTACTATAACACCTACTACGAGTACTACCACTACTCAAGGTTAATAATTTAACTAGTAGATAAACTATATGCCAGAGGGTGAGAAGGTTCTCATTTTCTGGCATTTTTTTTTAATAACAATAAAAGTGTATGTTAGAATATAATTTAGATTTAGTAACTGGTTGTAATAACAACCCTTTATATCTTATTGTTACAGATGCTTCATTCTATCCTACAGATCCTCCAGTAGCATTTAGTCCAACTATTACAGTTACACCACCAGGTTTTGATGAGGTGGTTTTACCTTTTTTAGTAAATGGAACAAATGTTTATGGTTCTGATGATTTAGGAATAACTGAAGCAGGATGTAAACAAAATATTCCTGATGGGATATATTGCTTAGAGTATACTATAGAAATAGATCAGTTAATTCCACCAACTACTGTATCAGTAAAGAAAACAATATTACGTACTGCTAACTTACAAGAAAAGTTTAATGAAGCTTTTTTAAAGTTAGATCTTATGCAGTGTGATGGCGAATTAGCAAAACAAACAAGTGTAAATCTTAATACTATTAATTTCTTTATTCAAGGTGCTATAGCTGCTGCTAATAACTGTGCAGATAAAGAAGCTATGCGTTTATACGATCAAGCAAATAAAATGTTACACCATCTTAATAAGTGTGGTTGTGGGTGTCAAGGAACTAATTATTTAGTAAACTTTAGATAATATGGCTCAGTGTGCAAATTGTGGGACACAAGTAGGGTGTGGGTGCCAATTAACAAATGGGTTATGCACTTACTGTAACGGTTCCAAAAATAAAAAATAGTATGTTAGAAAGTAAGTTTACAAATTGTGAGAATTGTGGCGATATAGCAGATCTACTTAAAAGAATAGATTGCAAACTTGCAGAGTTGAGTTATAATATGTACAACAATGTTGTGTTCATGTTAAACGCATGTGTACCTAGTTATGAACTTACTCAACTATTAGCATATAGAGATATTCTGATAAACAAACAGAATAATCCAGATTACGCAGAACATTTTTCTGTAGAAGATATTGCTGGTAAAGTTATTAGATTAACTGCAGGATGTGAATTAAGATGTCCTAAGGTAAATCAAGTATGTATACCAACTACTACTAGTACCACAACAATAAGTTGTGTAATTACAAGTGGAGAAATAACATGTGTTATTCTCCCTTAACAATAATTAATAATAAAATTAAAAAATATGTCTTGTCAAAATTGTTTTAATGGATGTGTAGAGATTACATCAGATAAATGTGTTAGGTACACAGGTGAAGACTTTCCTATATTAGGAATAAGTAATGGAGACACGTTACTTAGCGTTGAAGAAAAAATACTTAATTTTTTACTTTCTATATCTACTGGTGGAACTATTTTTCCTGTAATCTCACAAGAGAACGTTTGTAATTTAATACAAACTAACTTACCAGCAGTAGGTCCTTATAGTTTAGATGATTATCTAAATACATTAATTAAAGTTGCATGTCAATTAGATTCTAGACTTACAATTCTTGAAACACAAAATCCAAATACACCTTATGAGTTAAATTGTTTATTTGCTGCTACTACAGATAATAGTGATACACATGCAGTATTGCAGCTTGTAATAGATAAACTATGTGTAACTAGTGCAAGTTTAACTACTTTTAAAGCTTTAGTAGATGCAACATATGTAAAAATAACAGATGTAGATACTTACATAGCAAATTATTTAGCAACAGACCCTTCACAAAACTTAATAAGCAATTCTATAGTACCTTATGCAATAACTGCATATGGAGGACCTTTAAGTAACTTTGATGCTTCTGGAGCTGGGATAGGTACCTGGAATAGAATATTCTTATGTAATGGTCTTAATGGGACATTAGACTTAAGAGGTAGAGTATTAGTTGGAACCACTTCAGGAATGGGTGGATCAGGAATGAACTCTGTAGTAAATCCAGCAGTTGCTGGTAATCCAACATATAACTTAAATCAAACTCAAGGTTCTAATACAGTAATTTTAAATCAATCTGAACTTCCTTCTCATACACACACTGTTGGAAATGTATCTCAAGCACCAGATCACGTACATGGATTTCAAGATCCTGTTTCAGTAGCTAATGCTGGACTTGGAAGTGTTCAAAGGTTTACTACTAATAGTGATGTTAACTCTATTGACATTACACAAACTGAACCTGCTGGATCACATACACATATAGTTAATATTAATTCAACAGGTGGAGGTCAAGGGCATGTCAATTATCAACCAGGGATAGGAGTTTATTACATAATTTATATTCCATGATAGGATGTAATAAGGATGCATTTTTACCTGTAAATCCTAAATGCGAGAAAGTTGTTTTAAATTGGCCTTGTGGATGTCAAACTATGTATATTAGGGGCGAGCAACCACCAAGTAATTGTTCATGTACAAAAATATAACAAAATGTCAACATTTGTAGAAAAATATAAAAAGTGGTTAGCTATTATTTTAGGGCATGTTTGTCTTCTTATAGGGCTATACGCACCAGCATTATCAGCTTTGCTAATAACAGATGATAACTTACACTGGGGATTAAACAATACAGTATTTACTGGATTGGGAATTATTTTTTTATGGGGTGAAATTATTGCATTTGCAAGAATTGTCCAGACTACACTAGGAAATCTAGGAAACAAAAAGAAATAATAAATTATGTATTATAAAATAGAATTAGCATTAATATCACTTATGGTAATGGCAGGAAATGATTTACTGGCTTCAGTAGTAGCCCTAACAACAATTATA